AATCGAGACCTGCAATCCTGGGGTAATGAGAGGGTATGATAAATGGCTCACAGGTCAAACTGTCCTCATCAATCGGAAATACGAGCCCACTTCCGATCATTGGTATGCCCTTTGACCTCATATCTCTCTCGTGAGGTGGTAGGGCTTGTAAAATCTGTTCTTTCATGTCAGGTGTCAAATGCTCTGCATCTTCCCAACCTGCTGTAATCAATGACTGTTTTGGTTTTAAATTCGTTGTAAAGTTCTGCACAACCTCTGTCATGCCTGATTCTGGGGTAAATGTCATGTAGACTTGCCCCCTTCTGTCCAATGTCCTAGTTATACATTGTGAATAGATGTCTTGTGGTGGTTCTTCATCGAGCCATACTAGGTCGATACTCTCACCCATAAATTTTTCAGCACCCATTTCGTATGCTTTGAAGGCAACACGAGACCACCCACCTGTTCTATGTTTTACAAGCACCGATGAATGTGCGTTTGGCACACCTGGTTTCCTTGTCGTTTCTCCTATGAGATGTTTCGGAATAGACCCCTTCCCCTTATCTCTTGGGTTGTCTGGTTGCCCAAATAATTCTTTTTGGCAGATATCTCGTGTGGTTTCATTACTCGCCCCACAGACCCATGCTTTTATGGGCTCTTTAAACTTCTTGCCTTTCCACCATTTTGGGTACTCGCCAGTTAGATGGATAGCCATCTCCATAGCCCCTACATAGGACTTGCCCACCCTGTTTGCTGCCATCAGCAACCTTTGGTTAGCATCTGATCCACTTTGATGAAATCTTTGTTGAAACTTATATGGCTCGTAGTAGTTGAGCCGATTGGTCTGCTGCCGAGTTTTTAAGGTGGATATTATTTCTTCTATTCTTTGGTTTTCAGTAGACATAGTTATCCACATCCTATTTTATGCCTT